TACATCAATAGCAAGCAGGTACACCATGTAGGAAACGAGACCCTACCCCATTTCCACTTACCACCCGATGTCCACACAGATCGTATCTCTACGGGGTCTCCAACAGTCTTTGTGAACAAGCAGCCAATGGCAGTGATTGGTAGCTTACTTACGTCTCAGTACGGTCCTGCTGGGCAGGTAGCGGCTTTTGGAGCCACCTCCGTCTTTGTTGACACGAAGAAGTAAATAGGGTATACTAGGATCGTCGTTCAAATTCAAACTTATGGCTAAGCGTCCGTCTTTCACTGGTGGCGTCAAAATCGAGTCCAAACCCAAGTCCACTCGTCAGGGTGCTGGGAAGAACACGAAGTATGCTGCCACAAGCAGAAATAATGCTCGTAAAAAGTATCGTGGTCAAGGCAACTAATAATTCAGCGGCGAAAGCCGCTTTTTTATTGATTGTAAATAGTATGGAAGGGATAGCAACCCCTTTAAAAGTTCTGTTTAAACCTCAATGGAGAAAACAGATGGCTATGAGTCCAGTAGATAAAGGCGAGGATTTTATTCGGTCAGGTATGACTCTGATTTCAGACCTTGCTTCAGAAAAATACATCAAAAAACACAAACTCAGTAAATATAAAGTTCCAGAAAACCGTTTATCCCGTCAATGTGGTGGGGCTGGCGGTTTTGATGATTTTGTAGAAAGATTTGAAGAGTAATTATAAATAATAGAAAACAGTTCTATGCCTACCTTTCAGACTTTCAAAGATCTGAATATTACTTTTAAGCCTCATCCGGTTACGGGAGATCTAACCGTTGTAAAGGATGAGGCTTCTATTAAGCAGGCGATTATTAATTTGTTACTCACTAATCGTGGTGAAAGATTTTTCGATTCTCGAATTGGATCTTCACTGTCGGCATTACTATTTGAACAGTTAGATTTTGCTACAGCATCTTTAGTCAATACCGAAATTGAGAACACATTAAGGTCATACGAACCAAGAATTAGAATTCTTTCTTTATCGACAACACCAAATTATGATGATAATGGTTTTGATATAGAATTAGTCTTTGAGGTTGTTGGAAGAGAAGATATTCCAAGAGAAATTACCTTCTTTTTAGAGAGAACACGATAAATGGCATACGTTCAAATCAATAATCTAGATTTTAATGAAATCAGAACCTCGCTTATTGAGTACTTAAGATCACAGTCGGAATTTACTGATTATGATTTTGAGGGTTCAACTCTAAGCGTTCTTGTTGATTTATTAGCGTATAATACTTATTATACAGCATTTAACACTAATATGGTGGTAAATGAGCTGTTTTTATCTTCTGCTACCTTGAGAGATAACGTAGTAGCATTAGCAAAGCAGCTAGGATATAAACCAAAGTCAATTACTTCACCTGTAGCATACATTAATTTTGATGTTCAGTTCACAGGAACTTCTCCTAGTGTCACCTTTTTGAGAAAAGGAACTGGGTTCAATACAATTTTTGATGATAATTTATATCAATACGTTGTAATTAAAAATCAAGAAGCTGCTGTTGTAGATGGGACAGCACAGTTTAGAGATGTTCCTATTTACGAAGGTAGTTTAGTTACTAACTCATATACAGTGAACACATCCCTCAAATCACAAAGATTTGTGATTGAAAATCCAGGGGCAGATATTTCGTCAATTAGAGTTAAAGTATTCGAATCACAAAGCAGCACATCATTCGAATTTTATGAATATTCTGATAATATCTTGAATGTAAACAAAGATTCTAAAGTTTTTTACGTAGAAGAGATTGAAGATGAAAAATATGAGCTTTTCTTTGGGGATGGTGTTCTAGGAAGAAAATTACAAAATGGAGAATTTGTTGAAGTTAGTTATTTAATTACCAATGGTTCTCTAACCAATGGAGCTAGAACATTTACTTTTGCTGGTGTTTTGGAAGATGTGAACGGTAGCAGCAATTATCCAGTAAATATTAGTGTTTTTAATAACATTACTGTTCCAGCAAACGGCGGAGAAGAAATTGAAAATATTTCCAAAATTAAATTCAATGCTCCAAAATATTTCGGAACTCAGGATAGAGCAGTAACTGCCGAAGATTACTCAGCAATCATCCGTAACATTTATCCAGCAGTCGCTGATATTATCACCTATGGTGGCGAAGAAGCAAGAAATCCAGAATATGGCAAAGTAAAAATTGTAATTAAGCCAAAAAATACGGCATTGCTTTCAAATGTAACAAAGCAAGATATTATTCGTAAATTAAAACCTTACATGGTTGGTTCTGTGACAGCAGATATCGAAGATCCTTCGATTGTTTATGTAGAACTTACCAGCAAAGTTTTTTATTCTAGATCAAAAACTACACAAAAACCTGAAGAAATTCGTAACAAAGTTATTACTGGGCTTCAGGAATATCTAAACCAATCCGATACAGAAAAATTCAATGGCAAGTTTAGATACAGTAAATTTATTTCTGTAATTGATGATTCAGATAGAGCAATCAATTCAAACCAAACTTCGGTCATGATGAGGAAGGATTTTTATCCTTCATTAAACTCAACCTTCTTTTATGAGGTATGTTATCAAAACCAATTTAAGAGAGATTGTGAAGGTCCTTCGATTATGTCAAGTGGGTTCGTAGTTAGCGAATATCCCAATGATACTGTGTATTTTGAAGATCGAGATGGCAAAATTATCCTATATAGATTAGATTCTATATCTGGTGACAAAATCATTTTAAATGATTCACAAGGTATCGTAAATTATGAAAAAGGTGAAGTCCTTTTATACGATTTAACTATCATAAAAGGTAGTTTTGATGATAATCGTATCGAAATTCGAGCAAATCCATTATCAAATGATATCAATGCTTTACGTAATGTTTACTTAGATGTTGATATTGCTAGAAGTAAATTTACTGCTTATCCCGAGTAATTAGATGTCAACAAGAACCAAAAAAATTTCAACCCTAATTGAAAGCCAATTACCTGGGTTTATATCATCGGAATATGAAAATTTTTCCAAGTTCGTAGAAAAGTATTACGAACAGCTGGAGATTGTTGGGCAGCCATTAGATATTTTATCGAATCTCACGAAATATCGTGATATCAATTTTTACGAAAAGAATTTACTAAATCAAAAAACAACTCTTGTCCAATCAATATTAAATAATACCACTACAATTACTGTTGAGGATGCTAGTTCTTTTCCTGAAGAAAATGGCTATATTAAAATTGGTGACGAAATTTGTTTTTATAAAGAAAGAACTAATACACAATTTTTAGAAGTTTCTAGAGGAGTTAGCGGAAATAACACTCTAGGAGATTTATATACTTCATCTGAATTTGTAACCACTCAAGCAGCGCCACATTATGCTGGAGATGATGTTCTCAACATAAGTAATCTGTTTCTATATGCTTTTGTTAAGAATTTTGAAAATGAATATCTAGGAGCATTTCCAGAAAAATATCTGAAAGGAGATGTAGACAAAAGAACATTAATTAAAAATATTAGTAATTTTTATAGATCAAAAGGAACTGACAGATCTATTAAATTTATTTTTAATTCTATTGTATCAAAAGATCCAACAGAAGAAGTATCTGTATATAATCCAAAAGATTTTACAATAAAATCATCTACTTCTGATTGGATTAACAAGTATGCGTTAAAAGTCAAAGTTATTTCTGGCAATGTTAATAATTTGATCGGTAATGTTATTACTCAATCATTAGACGAGTTTGATAAAACTATTTCATTTGCTTCGGCTGTAGTTGACAGTGTTTCTTATGTCGGTCGAGTTGACGATGAAGATATTTACGAATTAGTTTTAGAGCCATCTACGGTAAATGGAAATTTCAAAGTTGCTGGCAAATCAACGCTAAGAACTAATATTTCGCCATCTAGTAGTACCAATTTTAGAGTTGATGTATTTTCAACACAAGGTTTTCCAAAGCAAGGAAAACTTCAAATTGGTTCAGAAATTTTTAAATACACCGACAAAAATTTAAATCAATTTGTAATTGATGAAAGATCTGATCAACAATTACATTCTGCTGGAAAAAATGTTTATAGTTTTTCCACAATTACAGGATCTGGCGTTTCGTTAATTACATTGGGTATTTTATATAATCTTTTGCCAAAAGAAGGAAAACCTTACTCAGAAACAGGAGATTTTATTCAAGTAGAAAATCTTGGTTTTGAAACTAGAGATCCTGTTGTTTATAATCAATCAACAGATGCCACCAGATGGTTTATAAACACAGATTTCACGAAAGTAAACTCAGTTGTACCCGGAGTAAATTCTCAAGTAGGCAATTTAAATTCTGATGTATCAGCAATTTATGAAGATGATCAATATTTCTACGTTTGTTCTTCTTCATTCCCAAATGCTTCTGATTTACTTACTATTGAAGTTACAGAACCACTTGCTGATCAAAAACACCTAAAATTAATCAGAAAGCAACCAATTACTACCACCGAAGTATATCAAACATCAAATAGAGATGTAGGTATTTTAATTGATGGTACTCCTGTATTTGGTTATAAAGATTTTGATTTTGTCAAATATGGAAATATTGTATCTACTAAAATAGAAAATAAAGGAAACGGTTATACCGCCCCACCTTTTGTTTTGATTAACGAAGAACCAAATAAAGCATTAGCATCTTTGGCTGGTCAAACTGTTGGCAGTGTTGATTTAATTTCTTCCGATGTATATGAAGAAGATCCAGTAATAAGAATTACCTCAGGTGAAAATGCTAAATTATCTGCTATTGTTACTGATGGTAGAATTACGAGTATTAAAGTTGATAACCCTGGTCGTTATTACTCTTCTCCACCCACTATCAGAATTATTGATGAATTGGGCAAAGGAAATTTTGCCGAATATGAGGCTATTTTATCAACTGAAGGAACAATAGAATCATGTAAAAGAATTAGTGGTGGTAGATTTTATACTCGTGGCTATGTGTCAATTTTTGTTGAGCCTGTAGGTAAAGGGACACAAGCAACAGCATCTATTAGAAAATGGGTTAAAAATAGATATAACAAATTACAAAATTTATTAGACACAAATAATTCTTACGTATTTGAAAATTTTGATACGTCAAAAAAATACGGTTACGGTGTAGTAGCCAATCCAGTTGTTTTAAGAAAAAGAATTAACGACAACATTAATGCTTTATATCAACAAACTAGCCCATTATCACACTCACCAATTATTGGATATGCCTACGACGGTAATCCAATATATGGTCCATATGGATATTCAAATCCAGTTAACAACACATCTCAAATAGCAAGACTTTCTAGTGGGTATGTTTTAAAAAATTCTAGACCAAACGGACCATCTGTAGAAGAATATTCATTAGGTACATTTATTGATGATTATGTTTGGACTCCTAGTGTTCAATCTGGTAAATTAGAATTAGATCAAAATAATGGCAGATTTTGTGTTACCCCAGATTATCCAAATGGGGTATATGCTTATTTCTTAACTATTGATTCGAACAACACTCCTGTTTTCCCATACGTTTTGGGCAATAATTTTTATTCATTGCCAGTAGATTCCAATTACAATTCGGAAATTTCTCAAGATGATATTCCATTAAATGTAAAAAGATTAAAAACTGTAGATTTTGAGCAAAATGGTGTTGAGTTTTATGGCTTTATTAAAGATGTAAAATCTGGAAACGTATCAAAAGCAACTGTATACGATTCATTAGAAAATTTTTCAGTCAATTCTTTTGTATCAATTAATAATTTCTTATCTGATGGTGATGGAGCAGAAGCAATCGTTTCTTCTGTAAAAGGCAAAAATGTTGTTTCTTTAGAATCAGAAGAAACAAAAGCAATTCAAATAAAAACTAAAGAGATAGCATATTTGTTTGAAGGCGATATTATAACACAACTTCAAGATGACGGAAATGAAGCTGATGGTGTATTGATTGGAGATGTATTTAATGATAACAATTTTGTCTTAAGAAATGTTTCTGGCAATTTTAATTTAACAGATCCTATTTCTTCATCAACTCAAGTACTTACTTTAATTTTAGATAAAAATTCTACTTTCACAAAAGGATCGACAATAACATTAACAGATGGTAAAGGAAAAAATAATTCTGATTTAGCAGTAGGCGAAATTTTAGAAGGAATTATTCGTCAAAATTCAGTAAAAATAAAGGTGATTAGTGGCGAATTTATAATTGACAACAATTATTTTTTAAAGAGCAGCAATTTAGGAGACACTTCGAGATCAAAAATAATTAGTAAATTGTCGTTAAGTGAAAATTTAAATATTTTTGAAATTACTAATAACGTAGCGATTCTAAAAACTAACCAAAATCATGGTGTTGCTATAGGTGATAAAATTAACGTTGATATATTACCAGATGATACTTTAACGGAAACAACATATTATGTAAGAAAAAGACTATATCAAAAAGCAATTTTAAACCCAATATCACATTCATCTCGTATTGTTGATACTGGTATTGGTAGCGCAGATGTATTAAACAGTGGTGCTGATTATGCTTTCGCCACTAATTATCAAAATATTGAATTAATTTTTCAAGATTCTTCAAAATCTAGAGATGGTCTTGGTTTACCAGGAAATCCTAATAATGCTAAAGCTACTATACAAGTATCAAATATTGATGCTTTAGGTTATGGTCCTGTTAGTAGTGTAACGATTACAGATAAAGGGTCTGGTTATTTACCAGGAGATGTTTTAACTGTTGCTGACGAAGATTTAGGAAGATTAACAAATTCAGGTAATGAGCAACGTCTTTATATTGTTGTTGATCATGTTGGATTTGCTGCCAACAATTCAGTTATAAAATTATCTAATGTTAGTAATCTTTCTGTTAATGATTTATTATCATTAGGAGAAGAATTAGTAAAAATTACGTCTGTTGATGTTCAATCAAAAACAGTTACTGTACAAAGAGGTCAAAAAGGAACTAAAGTAACAAATCACTTTAATGGTTTGTTGGTTTCTTTATTTGAAGGTAACTATAGATTTGATGAAAATTACAGACCTTTTGGTAGTGAAATAAACAAACCATATATTATTTCATACAACAATGAAAACAAAGAAATTTTTATTTCATATGATTACGGAACAAATACACCAATAAAAATTTCAAGAAGTTCTAGCTTCTTTGATTCTAGCACTCCAGCAAAATTAGTTACAATAAGATCTAACGAAGAACCACAATTTAAATTAGAGTTTTCAAAAAATAATGAAACTAATTTAATCACAAATCCAATCGTACAAATACAAAAGTATTACAAATACAAATTTGATGTTAGTCATTTTTCAATGCTTAACACATATTTGGATTTCTCGGCAAGTTCAAATTATAATATTTTTACAGAGGAAAAATTTGTCAGCACTGTTTCTCCAGGAAATGCCGGATCTTATTTGACTGTAAAATTAGGATTTGGACCAAATATTGCTAACAATAATTTTACAGAAAGAAAACCAATTAATTTCAATAATTATTTTTACTTCATTAAAGTATCTCCTGATGTAAATACAGAAGATTCTTTCTTAAAAATTATTGACGATCCACTATCGGGCGAAAAGAATGTAACTTATGTTACTGATAGACAAATAGTATACAATTTATCAAATACTCCCGAGTATGACGGTACTGGTCAAATTACATACACAACCAATTCTTCCTTTGCTATTGGAAAAATTGACAGCATAAAAATTTCCAATACCGGAAAAAATTATAAAAAATTACCTCTCGTTACTGGTGTATTACCATCTCAGGAATACGAGTGTATTGTTGACCCTATTTACAATACTATCGACAAAACTGTTAATGGTTTTAATATCACAAATCCAGGTAAAAATTATTCAAAACCAAAAGTAGTTGTAATTAATTCAGATGATACTTCATACAATTTTAAATGTATTCAAGAAGGTGGTAAAATAACATCTATTTTAATTTTAAATAGCGGTAAATTTGACCAAAAACCATCAGTAAAAATTGTAGAATCTGATGTAACAATTCATTTCGAATCAGAAAACATAGGTGTACCACAAAACGTAAGTATTGTAAATAACGGGTATTATTTTAATAATGATAAAACATCATTAGCAAAATACAAATCACCAACAACATTTGTTTTAACTAATGCTGGAGATTATGATTTTTATCCTGGCGAAACAATAACTCAACCATCTACTGGAGCTAAAGCAAAAGTTTCAAAAAATGGATGGAGAATTGGTGGCAATTTACTAAAAGTAGAAAATATTACTGGTGTTTTTAAAAATAACGCTAGTATTGTTGGTAAAGATGCTTCCAGAACTGGGACTTTAATTGCTCAAATTTCTACTGAATTTAATCCTGATGTTCGTTCTTATTATGACAATCAAGGATTTTATTCTTCTGATAAAGGAAAAATTGGATCAAGTTCACAAAAATTACTCGATTCATATTTTTACCAAGATTATTCTTATGTAATTAAATCAAAAACTCCAATAGAAATTTGGAAAGATTTAATTAAAGAAACTACTCACCCAGCAGGATTCCAATTATTTGGTGAAGTATTAATTGAAACGGATGGTAGCATAACAATGCCATCCACACAAAAAACAGTAGAGACATTATCTACAATTAATGTAGCACCAATTGACATAACAATTATTGAAACTAGAAAATATATTACCAATTCTATTATTAATTTTGAATCATTACTAGTAGAAAAAGGTCTTGGTGCTGTTTCTGTAGATACCTTTGATTCTTCAGAAACATTAGCGTTTGACATAGAATTAGCTACAGAATTTAACGGCGATTACGATCCAAACACAGGAAAAGTTGTTGGCCAAACAACTTTCACATTAATAAACACAAAAAATAATTCTCCCGTTCTTTTAAATAATGCCCAACAGGCAATTATAACTTTAGATGGCGTTTTACAAGAACCAGGAAAATCATATACTATTTCTGGCACCACAATAACTTTTTCTCAACCACCTCTAGGACAGCGAATAGTAGAAGGGCAAGAAGTTAGTGCTCAAAAGTTTTATTGTAGAGCAATAAAATTCAAAGATAATAGTTTAAACACAAAATATTTCAGAAAAATTAAATCAATATCAAATCAATTTGATGGCACTAAAAAAGAATTTAATTTGTATTATGAAGACAATAGTATTGTAAAAACTGACATAAACGAAAATTTAATTGTTACATTAAATGGTGTAATTCAAAATTGTAAATCGTCAGCAGATACACAATTTGCAAATTCATATTATATTTTAAGATCAGAAGATGCTGGTACAACAGATAAAATAGTTTTTTCAAATCCACCAATTGATCAAGAAGATTTATATGATACTGAAATACCAACAGAATTAAAAGGATCCGAAAAATGTTTTATTTACAGTATTGGTAGTTATGAAAGATTTACAATAGAAAATAAATTAATTGAATATAGGGCAGGAGGTCCATATTTAATTTTAGATGAAATTGAAAAAAGAGTTAGAAAAATTGACGAACCATTATATGCTTTTGTTATAATTGATGGTGTTTTACAAAGAGAAGGAGATTCTTATACTATTGTAGGACCAAATATAACATTTAATGAGGCACTCAAAAAATACACCTCAGAATCTGGTGAAATTATATACCAAAACGTATCAATACTACTAGCATACGGACGAGATTTAGCAAAAACACTAACATTTTATGATTTTGAGCCAGACACATATTATAATACAATTACATTAACTGTAAATGGCAACAATATTTACAATAATTTCTTGGATGTATATAATCCAGTTGTGAATGATAAAATTTTATTATATGAAGGTAGTAACATTTTAGGTTACATAAAAAATATTAACAAGGTATCCACTAATCAAATTGAAGTAATTTTAATAAATCATAACTTATCAAGTTCTATTGATTTGTTAGATCCAGAATTAAAAATTATCAATTTAGATCAATTTGAAGAAACAATTATTTTAGTTGAACAACTTGATACTGCTAGCTATGATTATAATATTTCTTGGGCAGAAGATAATAGTGGATGGGTTATTACAGATGTAGAAACATTAATAGAAACCCCAGTAAATTCTTCTTTAACTTTAAGGCAAGGAAATACAGTTACATTTAATGTAAATTCTCAAGGAAGACCATTTTATATTTTAGATACATTAGAACCACAAAATATTGGTATTACTTCATATACTTTAAGCTACGACGGAACGGGATTCACTAATCCCAGCAGACCAGGAGAAACAAACCCAGTATTAACAATAGAATCTTTTTACACGTTAAATTTAATTATAGATTCTTTGGGGTATCCTGTAGTTATTGTAAAAGAAGATGAATTTGGTATTAGAACCCCAGTAACAGAAAATATTACCAATAACGAAACTGATGATGGCACTATTAGCTGGGTAGTTGAAGATGACATTAATTCAATATATTACTATCAATTAGTAGGATCTCCTTCAGTTTCTGGAAGAATTGTTATTCAACCATACAATGGTACATACTACAATCAAAACAGTGAGGTAGAATCTGTTCAAAATAATGGTGTCTTCAACGATACTGTAACTTGGGTATTATCTGGATCCACTATTGTACAAAAATATTATTATGTTGATGTATTTGGACCTTATTATGGAGAAATTAATGTCTTATCAAGTGATCCAATATTTGTTCCTCAAGTTACTACAATCAATAAAGAATATTTGATACCTAATGTTGATAATATTTCATATGAATATTATACCGATTCAGAAGGCACTAGATTATTACAAAAAAATCTTCCTCCATGGCTATTCAACACTAAATTAGGTGATGATGCTTGGTTAGAAAATAATTTTTCTCATGCTAATTTGTTTGTTGGAGACGAAATTCAAATAGATGGAGAGTTTGATTATCGTGAAATATTATATCTACCTAATTTTGTTAACACAAGAAATTACAATCCCGGTAGTTATATTTCTAATGAAATATATTCTAAGGTAAAGGCAACAAATTATGAAGGTTTAGCAAGAGGAGAAGGATTAAGTTTAACTGCTAATGTAGATTTTGAATCTGGATCAGTAAGTTCATTAAATGTTTCTGACATCGAATTTAACAAAAGAGATTTACAACTTTATTTTGATACTGGTATATTACTTCAGCCAACAGCATATCAATATTATACCACACCCAAAGTATATTTTATTCCGGTAGATGGTAATGGTGGGGGAGCGAAAGCAGAAGTTGTTGCTTATGGCGGTCAAATACTCGACATTGTTTTAGTTGACGGTGGTTCTGGATACACCCAACCACCAAAAGTAGTAGTTGCCAGAAGCTACAACAGAATAAAGAAAACTAATAGAAAAATTGATAGTGTTTCATATTTAACTTTAACACCAGAAGATATTAAAGTTGATCATTTAATTATTTCCAGTACCGTTTCTATTACAGGCAGCCTCGAACCTACACTCCCAACCGAAGTTTCTTTAATCACATTGGGTGGTTTTGGAGATGTTGAATTAAACAGAGATATAACTCAAATAATTCTACCAATACCAAAAATATTATCCTCATCACAAAAGAAATTTGATTACGAAGTTACGTTACAATCTCCTCCAGCTGTTATTGAATACGAATTTAATAAATTTTATAATGAAATTATTTCTGTACTTGACGCTAAAGCAGATATCATTTCTTCTTCAACGATTTCTTCTACTGACAGAGAAATTACTAGAAAAATTGATAAAATTCTCAATAATGCTATTATTGAAATACCATCAGAAGCGGTAAATGATATTGGAGCTTTCTTAGACGCTCCAATGACGGAAACTGATACTATTGTATACATTCCAGATACCAGAAGATTCCCTGATGCTAGCAGATTACTTATTGGTAAAGAAATTGTAAGGTATGCTAAAAAACTACCTGACCGTTTTCTTAATGTAGAAAGAGGTGCTGCTGGAACAACAGCAATAACTCACTCAGCTGGTGATTATTTAAGACATCTACCAGAATTTATTGCTATTATCCCTGTTGGACCAACTACGATATTTACTACCGAAGTAACATCGACTATAATTACTCAACCAACATCAATTATTCAATCAATATCTAGCATAATTGATTGTGATAGTGTACAGAATGTATCAGAACAATTAGATGGCCAATATCAAATTGAACTTGATAATACAAATATTGATTCGTCAAAAGAAATTATTATTATACCACCAACTTCATTCAATATTGTTACAAACATTTATTCCACTCAATCTTATGTTTCTACAGCACAAGAAGCAGCTGGAGTTTCTGGTGTAACTGTAATAGCAGATGCTAGAATGATTGACGAAGCAAATCGTCAAATAACTACGACAGCATCTATTAATTTAAATCTTGATATTGTATCATCTTCACAAATAGTAACAGAAGTAGATTATTCGTTTAGTTCTGTATCTTCTGTAGTTACATCTTCAATCATAACATTAGACAAAAATATTATTGCTTTTGTCGATATAAATCTCGACGTTTCAAATATCGTAGAATCTTCTAATATAACATTACTTACAGCAAATACGTTATCTGCTGTAAGTTTAATATCCACTTTATATTCAGAAAATACTACTTCCGAAGTAAAATTAGATATACAATTAATTAGAGATAATACTAATGTACAAACATCATGTAGTATAGTAAGTCAACTAGATGTTCCGTTAACTGTATATACTTTATCTAATGTATTAACATCTAAGTTAGCAAAAAATGCTGATGTAACTAGATTCTATAAAACAGGATCTTTAGATTATTTTGAAGAATTTGTGGTATTAGTAAATCCAATATCCATCAGAAATGGTATAGTTACTTTAGATTCTTTAATAAACGAAGTATATACTAGAGATAATGAAATAATTTTGGTTTCTAACAAATCAGTTTACAAAGAAGAATTCTACGATTCTTATAATTTAGGAAATGCTGGTTTTAATTTAAAAACATTTGAAAACTCTGCTTTTGTAGACACCGGATTATTAGCAACAACAAACACTATTGGAGATTTATCGTTAGCATACCCCTCATTAACAATCAAAGATTTTGAAGATCGCCCATATTCATCGATAACATTGACTGGAGAAATATTCAATTTTGCTCCTCCATCTACCCAAAATCCTGTGGTATATTCCACTAGTTCCAATTTATCATTGTCTTCTACATTGACTGTTGTTGGAAATATTTCTAAATTCCCAACATCAGGATACATTTTCCAAGGTTCATCATCACAATATTCTGTAATTAGTTATACTGGTAAAACTTCAAATTCATTCACTGGTTGTGTGTTGATAGCAGGATCTTCAACAATAAATTCTGGTAATGATATCATTCCATACACCATTTAATATAAATATAAATACAACAGACAAACATTTTAATAGAGAGATTTTTCAATGGCTGCTATTATTTCAGATAAGTTTAGAATTTTTAATGCTAAACAATTTCTAGAATCTCTTTCGGAAGGTAGCACAGATACTAGCGCCGAAAGAACTAGAATGTATTTTTTTGTAGGTCGTCCTCAGCGTTGGGATGCCTATATTGAAATTTTCAACAACAACGCCACTGCTTTTGTAGCTGGCGATGAAGTTTATGTTGGTGCTAGTTACGGAGCTGCTACTTTTAAGGCAGTCGTAAGAGAAGTTTACGAAAATAGTTTACTTCTGTATAGTGTTGGTCCAACAACAACATCTGCTCCAACAGTTGGTTCGACTATTAAAGGGTGGAACGGAACTGCTGATACTGGTGCTCAAGCATTAACAGGTGTTTATCGCTACGCCACCGAAGATGTTCCCCCAGTTCCCCTAGATAACCAAAAAGAAAAATTTGATATCTACGACGACATTATTGCTGCTAAAAGAATTACAGCTGATTTTGCCAGAACTGTAGTCAGACGTTATAATTGGGATTTGGTAGCCAACCCCAAATTTGATATGTGGAAACCTGATTATTCATCTACTCCAGGTAGTGGTGGATTGATTGGTAAGCCTTCTGCTACAGGAGCTACTTCAATTTCTGATGCTAAATTTTATGTAATTAACTCTAATTACGAAGTATTTAAGTGTCTCTACAACGGCGAAAATCCAGCAAACGCAACTGGTCAAAACGCCACCAATGAGCCAAAAACAACTCCTTCTGCTGGTCAGGGTACATATAGCGGCGGATTGTTTACTGAAGAATCAGGAACCGCTGGTTATGTATGGAAGTACATGTTCACCATTCCTACTGATGACGTACTTCGTTTTCTTTCTACAGACTTCATGCCAATTGTTTCTTCAACAGAGCCTTCTAGGGTTGCTGTAGAAGCAAGTGCCGTGAGTGGTGCTGTCCAAGCAGTTCTTGTTGAAAATGTAGGTGCTAACCTACCAAACGGAACTCACTATGCTCCTATCATTGGTGATGGCACGGGTGGTAAAGTAACTATCGTAGTTAGTGGTGGAGCAATAACTGGCGTTAGCGTCAATGCTATTGGTTCTGGGTATACTTATGCCTCTGTTCCTCTAAAGACTGGTACTGGATCTGGAGCAACTGCTTATGGATTATTCAGTAATGTTGGACTAACCACTCCAGTGACTGTTGGAGGTACTGCTACAGGCGCTCTAGAACCTGTTATTTCGCCCCAAGGTGGTCACGGTTCTAACATGGAAATGGAACTGAATGGTAAGCGTGTTATGACAAACATTCGCTTAACCTACGCTGAAGGTTCAGGTGATTTCCCTGTAGATAACGATTTCAGAAGAATCGGTATTATTAAAGATCCTTATGCTTATGGCACAACCACATTTGCTACAACTTCAACCTTGAGTGGTCTTTATGCTCTAAAAATTACTGGAGCTACAGCAGGTTTCCAAGCAGATGAAGTAATTTCACAAACTGTAACTGGAGGAACTGCTCGTGGTACGGTAGTATCTTGGACATTAGATTCTGGTAGCACCACTTCTGGTGTTCTTAAGTACGTTCAATCGCCAGATTTACACACAGACAATGGCAAAGTAAGAGCTTTTGCTTCTAACGGTGCTAATGCTGTTACAGGAGCTTCTTCACTTGCTGCTGGTAATGTAGATACGGCAAGTAATGCTACTACTAATGGAGTAACATTTGCTGCTGGTTTAGCTACACCTGAAATTGAAAATAATTCTGGAGACCTTATCTATATCGAAAATAGAAGATTGATCACCAGAGCACCTGACCAAATTGAAGATATCAAACTCGTAATTGAGTTCTGATTTAACTTTTACTCTTCTAAATAATACTACGAGATAGTAGTATAATGTCGGGGTAAAATGCCACAGAAGACAAATCTTAATGTAGCTCCATACTATGATGATTTTGATCCTTCAAAGAACTTCTATAAAGTTCTTTTTAGACCTGGATATTCCGTTCAAACGAGGGAGTTAACCTCCCTCCAATCAATTCTCCAAAATCAAATCGAGAGTTACGGAAAATTCCAATTTAAGCAAGGAGAACTTGTTATACCTGGAGAAGTCGGGTTAAATAACAAGTTAAACTATGTTAAATTGTCTTCTGTTTCTGAAGTTGCCGTAAATATTGATGGCAATATTGTATATCAAAAATATGACATTAAGAAGCTAATTGGATCTCAATTAAGAGGAATAAATTCTGGAGTTATTGCTTCGGTAATATCTTCAGAATATGGTTCTGAAATAGAATCAGATACAATTTTTGTAAACTATTTGACAAGCGGAGACGCCAACAACGAAAATACCTTTAGACAAGGGGAAACATTAGAGGTTGTTGGTGGAGTAAATACACCCTTACTAGTTGTAGGAACCGATGGTAGCGTTCTTCCAACTAGTATTTTTGTAACTAATCCCATTACAGAAGAAACTACTAGTTTACAAAGCCCAGCAATGGGATATGCTTCTGCTGCAGAAGTAAACGAAGGTGTTTATTTTGTCAATGGATATTTTGTTCAAAATCAAACACAAATTCTAATTATTGATAAGTATTATGACAAACCATCTGCAAAGGTTGGTTTTGTAATCAATGAATCTATTGTCACGCCAGAAGAAGATGCTTCTTTATATGATAATTCTAGAGGATATTCTAACTTCTCTTCTCCTGGAGCACATAGATTAAAAATTTCACTTGAGTTAAAAAAATTCGATTATTTAGCTCAAACAGATAAAAATTTCATCCAGTTACTTCAAATTAATACTGGAACAATAGAAAAACAAATAAAGCCAGCTGACTATTCTCTTTTAGAAGAAACGCTTGCTAGAAGAACATATGATGAGTCTGGTGATTATGTTGTTGATAATTTTTCTTTTGATGTAAGAGAATATTATCAAAACAATAATAATGGTATTTACAAATTAGATTCGGCCACAAATAAAGTAAATGGTCTATCTCTTTCAGAAGCATCTTCAAAATTAATTCTGGGTGTTGGGCCAGGAAAGGCATATGTAAAAGGATTTGAAATAGTAAATAAAGAAACCAAATCTATTACAGTTAATAAAGCTAGAGATACTTTAGTAAAAGATAACGTAAATATCAAAACTAAAGGATTATCACAATTTAAAATTACTAATCTATACGGTTCAGTACCACTAAACACAATTGGAGATGAAATTACATCAACTCCAAACATTTATTTAAATAGTGTTTTTAATGATGGAACAATTGGATTGAACAATGAAGAATCTTCAATTTATTTTAAGCAAACAAAAAATAGAAGATCAGTTCCATTTACTTTAAGTGATGGTATTAGAACAATATATGTTCAAGTAACTGGAGAACTTCCTTCCCTAGAAACAGATTTTCCATCTAAGTTGTGGTTTATTAAAACTAGAAGTGGTGGATTAGCATCAACTGTAGATTATGCTGATGTAATCGGTCATTCTGTAGTTAGAAGACCAGAAGTTTCAGAATCTAGTGGACAATTTTACATCGAGTTCACTGTAGTTGGTAAAAAATCATTACTAGATTCATATCTTTTAGAATATGATGAAGGCAGTCCTTCCAAAAAAAGATTTTTATACTTGACTGAATCTCTAGCTCTATCAAATTCTAGCGAATCTATCTATGGCATAGTTGTAGATTATAATGAAACCATAACTCCAATCATTGGTATTGCTAAACCTAAAGATTTTTCTTTAGTTAAAAGAGCTTCTGGATTTAATGAAGATACTGATATTGTAATTTCAAAAGGAAGAACTGGTAATAATACTAGACCTTATGATGCTACATTCAATTTCTCTTATTTTAATCCAGTATTTTTTACTAGAATTAAATTGGATAGTTTAGTTGATGCTGGTTTTACTACAGGCAAATATATCATTGGAAGAACTAGTAGAGCTTATGGCGTAATCGAATCAGATACCACAGGCAATTACACTTTCGGTAATACTTTATTTGTTTCTACATTATCGGGAACTTTCTTATCGGGAGAAACAATTCTTGATGAAGATGGTAATTCAGTTAAAATTGCTAAAGATAATACAATCTCTCATTTTATTGTTACTAACGGCGGCAATTCTTATCCATCCACATCAAAAATTGTTATTAATGGTCAAGAAATAGATCAGTCAAAAGTTTCGGTAAGTCAGTACGGAGGAACAATTTATTCGGCAAAAATTATTAGTCGAGACGGAATTTCCTCGACATATTCTTCGCCACCAATTGTCACCGTAACGCCAGCTCCTTCGTTATCAACTAATGCTGCTACTATTGTTCCTGTATTAAATAAAAATTCTGTTTTAACTTATACTCCACAAAATATTAAATCTTTTTCTTCCACATATAACAATTATAAATTTACTGCTGATGTAGATGTTACTAATACTCAGTATTCTACTTACACACAAATAAGTGATTTTTCTTTCTTTGGTTATAAAGGAAGAAAATATATTGAGTGTAATGGATTTGGAGCTAATTTATCAAAAGATTTAGTTCAAGGAGATTTGATTCAATTTACAGATATTAACAATAACGTTATTCGTAATATTGTTCAATCAGTAACCGATCCAGAAGGAATTACTAAATCAAGAATTTATTTTGATTATGCTCTCCCTGAAGATATTACTAATGCTACTATTATTAGACTTAGACCAAATATTGAAAATACTAATAGTTCAACTTTAGTATTCCCAACTGGGTCGAAGCAAGTTGGATCTTTAATCAAAGATACAAGTGACACCAAATTTAAATATTATGTTAGAAAAGATTTTATTACTGATCTTTCATCTAGTGGCGGAAATATAACATTCACCGCTCAATTGCCAGTAGGCACACAAAGATTTGTTAATTTTAATGAGAATAGTTATGTAGTTACTGTTTTAGATAAAGGTTCTTCAACTGCGGTCAACAATGGAGATATTGTTTACATTTCTCCAGAGAATGTTACTATTATTCAATCAGAAATCACTTCGAATCAAATTTCTGCTGGTGCTTTTGTAATTAATTTACCAACAAATTATTTTGGATCAATTCCTCTTGGAGGAACTTTTCCCAAGTTAAAACTTACAGCAACTATTGAAATAGATAAAGCAAGACCAAGATTAAAAACATCAATTAAAAATAAGAGAATTGTAATTATTTCTAGTGGCGATAGAGTTATTCCACTGAGAGGGCAGGATTATGATGGCGAAACTATCGAGACGTTCTCATATTCTGACGCATATAGATTAAGATATATTTACGAAGGAACCACAACTAATCCCCCTAAAGTTGATGCCAACGGCAATCTTGTTAGTGGAACTGACATTACATATAAATTTACATTTGATAATGGTCAAAGAGATACTTTCTATGATGTATCAAGAATTGTATTGAAGCCTGGGTTTGATCCTCCTAACGGACAACTTGTAGTAGCGTTTGATTATTTTGAACATTCCCAAGGAGATTTTTCTACCGTAGATTCTTATTTACATGAAGCTGGTGTTTCTGTAGATGAGATTCCTTTATTTAATTCTTCTGTCAATGGAGTAATTTCACTAAAAGATGCTGTAGATTTCAGACCTAAAGTTGATAGTGAAACAACAATTACAGGTTTCCAAGATATTTCAATTTTATCAAATCCTGCTGGAAGAGATTATATTAATTTTGTTGGTGCTGGCGGTGTTACTTCTTTATCTCCTGCTTCAGATAGTAATTTAGAATACACAGTTTCTTTCACAGAAACTCAATATCTTGATAGAATTGACGGAGTATTTTTAACTAAAAAAGGAGATTTTGTAGTCAAAGAAGGTAACTCATCACAAAATCCATCTAGACCAGATCCAGTAGATGATGCTATAGCTTTATGTTATTTACATATTCCAGCCTATACTAATAATAGTAAAGACGTAAGAATTATTTCTGTGAATAATAAGCGTTACACAATGAAAGATATTGGTAAGCTTGAGAAGAGAATAGAGCGTTTAGAATACTATACGACGTTAAGTATTCTTGAGCAACAAGCATTAAATATGCAAATTAAAGATGAAATTGGTTTTGATCGATTTAAGAGTGGTTTTATTGTCGATAATTTTGAGGCTCACAAAATCGGTAACCTCAATTCTTTGGATTATAAGTGTGCCATAGATTCACAACAATCTGTATTACGTCCACAAACTAAAGAAGATTGTTTCAATTTGGTTGAAGTTAATACTAGAAATGATCAAAGAAGTGTTTCTGGTTATGTAAACAACAACGGTGTTATCACTCTCCCATATAAGAGTTTGAAGTTTTTAGGTAATGACAACGCAACAAAAACTTTAAATCCAAATCCTTTTGTTGTAATTCAATACGTTGGAGATGGATCTTTAACTCCTTCTATAGATCAATGGTATGACACTACAGTAGCTCCTCTAGTTAATGACACAAATACAAAATTAAACAGCATATTTTTAGCCAAAGATTCTGTAAAAGAATCCTTTGCTAGTATCCACAATTCATTTATTGTGAATTGGACAGGCACTAACAAGGCGTTTTATAATATAGAATCTCTTGCTAATATTAACAGTGAAGATACTCAATCTTCAGTAACTAGTGCTTCTGTAGCAAGTTCTTCTAACGTAAGTCCACAAAACAACGAACTAGCTAAAGGCGTAAATTCAAAAACAGTTAATGATTTAAATGTTTCAACTGAACTACAGTTCTTTGCTCGTTCAATTCCAGTAAAATTTGTTGTTGGGAGATTGAAGCCCAATACTAGAGTTTACATTTTTATGGAAGGTAGAGATGTAGGTAAATGGACGATTCCTGATACTAGATTTACTGGAGTTCCTGGCAACTCATTATCTACTTTCAATTCTCCTCTAGTCACTGATCTAAACGGAAATTTAAGTGGCATTATTTTAGTACCAGCAGGAAAGTCTCCTGTTGAGAATAGCAGATGGACAGGTAATCCAGATACAGTTTCATACGATGAAAATTCTGAAGAAGTTAGATTTACATCTGGATATAAAACTATAAGATTTACTTCAAGTTCTTCGAATGAAATTAAGGACAATGTAGACACATACGCTGAAGTTAAGTTCTACTCTTCTGGTGTAATTCCACAAAATCCACCATCCATCGTATCCACAGATACTGCCACATTTAAAGCCAATGAAGGAGTTCAATTAGTAAACAGCAATACTGATATTGAAATTAAACCAAATCCATTAGCACAAACATTCAAAATTGAAAATTATGCTGGCGGTGTATTTGTTACTGGGGTTGATTTGTTCTTTGCTAAGAAGAGTTCTTCCATTCCAGTTAAAGCTTATTTAACTAATGTTGATGTAGGTAAACCAGGAAAATACATTGTTCCTGGAACAGAGTGTACATTAAGACCAGAAACTTTATTGAAAATTTATGTTACTGGCGATACAGAAACTATAACTATAGATAAATCTGAATTTGTCACTGGCAAAAATTCAAATGCTAGTGGACCTATTTTAAAAGTTTTTGATAAGAATAATATTCAAATTGGTGATGAAACTTCGGTGAGATTTGATTTAAATAAAGAACAAGTATATACTTTAGTACTGGAAAATCATAATGGCATTTCATTTGTTCAAAATGAACAGTTGATAATTTCTTCCGTTACTCAGTATAATGCCAGAAATAATACAAACGTCAATATTTTTATTGCCAAAGATTCTGGTAAAGTAGTTGATTTAAAAGTAACTAATGTTGGCGAAAATTACACTAGCGCCACTGTTGTTGTTGAAAGCCCCCAACTTCCTGGCGGCAGTACAGCAACAGGTACAGTAGATGTATCCGATGGTAAAATTTACAACACCACTATATCATTAAGCGGCAGAGGCTACACAGAAGCCCCTTCTGTGGTCATTAGAGGCGTTGGAACTGGGTCTGGTGGGGCAATCATCGAATCAGTCATCGAGATCGATTCTCCAGCCGTTTCGATGGGTGTAGCTATTGATAGAGATGGCATAACACCTTCTACTGTCCCAACTAGATTTAATTTCAATCACCCAGTTTATCTACAAAACAATACTGAATATGCTTTAACTATCGAAACTGATTCTATAGAATATGAACTATGGGCTTCTAAGTTGGGAGAAACTGAAATTTCGACTAGCAATATTGTTTCGTCACAACCTCTACTTGGATCAGTTTACAAATCACAAAATACAGATAACTGGACAGAAGATCTATTCGAAGATATTAAATTTAATCTTTATAAAGCAGAATTTGATATTTCAAAAAATGCTGAGCTATTGGCAACCAACGAAAATCTTGGTTACGAATTATTAGATGTTTCTCCATTTGAAACTAGTGTCAGATCTGCCACAAATGCTACATCTTCACTATTCAAAAATAACAACTCAATTATTAAAGTTTCTCATAGAGATCACGGTTTTGAAGATAAAGGTAATTCCTATGTGTTCTTCAAAAATAGTGAAGATGTTGGAGGTATTTCGTCAGTAAGTTTAAACAGTAAGTTGTTTAGAATTACCAATAGTGGTATTGATACATACAATATCATTGGACCTAACAGAGCTGGAGCTAGTATTTTAGGAGGAGGCAGTAAAGTTCTTGCTTCTTACAACAGAAAATTTGAAAAATTATATGCTCAGGTAGCATTCTTAAAATTAGATGGCACTAATGTAGATTCATTTGTGAAGACAACAAATGCTGTTCCAGTTGATTCAAACACAACTAATTACCTATCATACTCTCAATCAGATTTTGAAAAAACTTTTATCAACGAAGAACAATTTTTTACCAATCAAAAAGTTATTTCTTCTCGTATTAACGAAACTTTAAATCAATTAGATAGATCATTAACTTACAAATTTATTCTTTCTTCAACAAATTCTAATCTTTCTCCTGTAATTGATCTCAGAACTTCGTCAGTCAAAACACAATCATCGAGAGTAGAAAATTCTACTGGCTATGAAAATAGATATGGTAAGAGAGATCAAATATTAAGATTCTCACCTCTATACAATTTAACGCTAAACGTAGTAGGAACAGCTGGACAAATATCACAAAATCAAACTTTAGTTGGAGCAACATCTAAAGCTGAAGGTACGATTGTTCAAATTACAAATAGTGTTGCTTTAATTAGATTAAAAACAAAAACTCCGTTTTTACAAAATGAAGCGGCTACATTAATTTCTTCTGATGGCACAGTAATTGATACTATTAGTATTAATATTTCTTCTATTTCGGAACTATCATTTAATTTCAGCGAAAATTCTAACGTACTTGCTTACTACCCACAAAATGTAACCATAGAATATGCCAATAAAATTAATGGCAGAGTAATCGTCTGGGATTCAAAAGATAAAGAAATGATTATTGAAAATTCTTATGCTCCTATCAATAATGATTACTCAAGTAAAATTACTAAAGATAGCGTTTTTGTAAGACAAGAAACACAAGCAAGTCAATCCCCTGATATTTTTAGAGTTGGAGATATTTTAAAATCTTCTGATGGTAGATACGTAGAAGTTGCTTCTATGGAATTTACTACTGGTGTGGATTACGTAAAAGAAACTGATGCTAAAAATAGTTCTGCTGCTGCCAAATATGTAACAAAAGAAGTTTCAATTAATTCTGCTGGATCTTCTATTGATGTTAGATTAACTATCAATCTAAAAAATACAGAAAACGTCAAGGTACTGTACAAAATTAAAGAAACATCATCACAATCTAATTTTGATGATATTAATTGGAACTACTTCAACATAGATGGTAATCCAGATAATGATGATTTAGCTACAGCATCAAATTCTATTTCTGGACAATTTGAAAAACAAACATATTATCAAGAATTTAAATATAGTGCTCCTAATTTACCAGAGTTTACATCATTTGCTATTAAGATTGTTATGAAGACAGATGACCCAGCTTATGTTCCAAAAATTCAAGATCTTCGTGCTGTTGCTTCATACTAATGGATAATCGTTATTTGAAAGTTGAAGGACATGAAAATTTGTTTAGAGATGCTTCTACGGGAGCTATTGTCAATACAGACAAACCAGCTCCCAGAAATTTTTCTAGACAATTTAGTACTGCTATTGATGACATAAATACTTTGAAGGAAGAAATATCTGAAATCAAACAGCTTCTCAGAGAGATAGTAAGAAATGGCAGTTCTTAGATCCGTTGCTAAAACAGACACCTTTGAAATTCAAAGGCAAAAAATTAACCAAATTGCTCAAGATGTCTTTAGCATTGGGAGTGGTGGTAGTGATTTAGCCACAGGAAATCTTAAATTGGGCGATGGTACTAGGACTGATCCATCTTTGGCTTTTACTTCTGATAGTACGTTAGGTATTTACAAACCTAGAGCAAAAACTTTTGGTTTTGTTAGTGGTGGTAAAAAAATTGCAGACTATTCAGAAACCACGGTATACACTTTTAAAGATTTAATATTACAACAAAATATTTTAAGTAATTCTGGAGTTTCATTATCAAATTCTGGTTCAAGATATGATGCTGGATCATATAATGATGTAAGATTAGTAGGTGGAACTGGGGACAATGCTACAGCAAATATAACAGTAACAGAATTTGATGGGGTAATTAATTCTGTTGGTTCTAATTACAATGAAGGTACATATGAAAATATTTCACTTGAAGGTGGAAGTTCCAGTGGAACTATTGTTTCTTTTGATGTTCCGGGTATCGAAGGAACTATTTTTAATGCTGGCTCTGGATATATTCCAGGAAATTATAATAATATTGATTTAATTAATGGATCTGGAACTGGAGCAACCGCAAATATTACTATTGAAGGAGAGGTTATATTAAATGGTAGTATTACATCTCCTGGTTCTGGTTATGTACAAGGAACTTATAACTCAGTACCTCTTATAACAAATCCAATTCAAACTTTTGTAGTAACATCGTCAGGTACTCCTGGCACTAAATTATACACAGTTGATGGAGTATTACAAAGAACATTAACTTTAATTAAAGGAAATTCATATAGATTTGATTTATCTGATGTTTCAAACCAAGCAAGTCCAATAACTTTCAAATCTTCTACTGGCGAATCTATAGATTTTGCAAATTACGCTATAATTCAAAAAGGTGTTGCTGGACAAGCTGGGGGATTTGTTGATCTTATCGTTAGACCATCAGCACTAACAGAAACAATTGTATATGATTCATTGTCTAGTCCCAACGGAGGTGGCAATATTAATATTGTAGATGGACCTATTGGTTCATATGGAAACAATATGAGCGCCACCATTGTTGTTAATGCCTCTGGAAATATATCAGATGTAGATATTACTTCTTTTGGAGATAACTACAAGGAAGGCGATATTTTACAAGTTTATAATGGAGACATTACAGGATCTGGTTCTGGATTTCAATATACTTTAATCACTCCCACATACACAGGAGAAATTACTCAGGTAAATATTCAAAATAATGGACAAAATTACGTATATAATAATAATTTATCAGTAGATTCATCTGATTTAGGTGGTTTTGGTTCTGGATTTGTTTATAAAATAACTTCAAATCCAGGAACAATTAATAATTTAGAATTTACTACAAAATCTTCAGGCTATACAATCGAAGATATTCTTAGATTGCCAGAACAAATAACAAATGTACAAACAAATTTAAAAGGTCAAGTTTCTAATATATCTACAACTTTAAGCAATTCTTCCCCAATAATTACAGTATCATCTACATCTGGCATTCTTGCTGGTATGGTGGTAACTACAGATGTTATTAATAGTACAGGCAGTATTAATCTGGGAACAACTGTTCTTTCTGTTAATAGTTTAACTCAGATAACACTATCACAAAATCCATCGGTTTCTGGAAATGCTATTTTAAATTTTAGCTCAACTGGTACACTAACAGAAATACAAGTATCTTCGACGGACAATATTATTTTAGGATCTTTAGTATCTAAAACATCTGGCTCAGGTGAATTAGTAGCAAATACCACAGTAACAGAAATTGATTCTGAAAATAATATAATTACATTATCAACACAGCCATCAACAGCAGGAACAGCAACTTTAACATTTACTCCTCCCTTTGGTGTTCCAGTAAATAAATTTGAATATGAAATTTTAAAATTAGGCAGTATAGAAACTTTTAATATTACTGCAGGAGGAAATGGATATTCATTATCCGACGTTTTAACAGTAAATAATCAAGATTTAACTCAACCAATTGTAATACCAGTAATTAATAAAAATTTACAAAGTATTACTTTTGTAAATAACGTAGCAAATACTATTTTTTCAGTTGGAGATACTATTACATTGGTTGGAGGAGGTTTACTTTCTCCCATTGCAACAATTTATGATATTAAATCATCTGGAGGTTTTATAGAATCTATGTTAGTAGATTCTAGTAATTTTGTGGGTGGAGATACTATAACAGGAGTATCAATATCTACTTCAGATTATGAACTTGATACTGCTTCGGGAATACAATATCGTTATTTTATTGATACTGGATCTGGATATGAACTAACTCCAAATTTGACTTTGTATGTTGGAAATACATACAATTTTGATTTATCAGATAGCTCAAACTCTTCTCATAGATTTTCTCTCAGTGAATTTAAAGATGGTATTTGGGAACCAAGTTTTATTCAAAATATAACTACTATATTATCTAGTTCTTCTGATCAAATTACAGTAACTAATACAACAGGAATTTTACCAGGAATGGAGGTTTCTGTTATTAGCGGCGAAGGATCACTGCAATTATCAACTAAAGTATCACAAGTTAACTCATTATCAAATTCAATTACCTTAGATAAAACACCTCTTTTGTCTGGAGAAGCAATTTTATCATTTCGTGGTACTGAATATACTACTTCTGTAGAAAGAACACAAAATATTTTATCAATAAAAATAATAGAAACTACTCCAAATCTTTATTATTATTGTGGTATTCAAAATTCTTCTCATGTAGATGAAGGGGGAGAAGATACCGAAGAAGCAGTAATCACCATAAATCAAAATAACCCAAAAATATTTGGTACTGGTTTTTCTTTATTGGTAACAGAATTAACTACTGAGGATGTAATAAAAGGTAATATAGAAACAGGAGAATTATCAGCAATTTCTTTTACTGGTTCTGAAGCAACTTTTGAATCTGCTTTAGTAACAGAAGTACTTACCGCTCCAACAATAGTTAGTGATGACATTACTAACTATTGTTGGAGCGGTAAGTACTTCTGTCAC